CGCATGGGAGACACCAACACTAACACGCATGGGAATTGCCAGCAATCGTTAGCCAAATGAGGTTTTCAATCGTTGGACAAACAGTTCCCAGCCGTGTTGGATGGTTCAAGCAGTTGCCGACTCTTTTGAGTTCTTGCGCTGCCACTGGTAATTCCTCCCCAACAACTTACAAGGACACACATGGGCTTGATGTTTCCTAAATATACCTACTACCGCAGCAAGACCCATCTAAAGAATGTGGCATCTTTGCTCTGTCAACACTGCGGACGGGACGGGACGGTACAAGCGGCGCATTCCAATTGGTCAGAGCATGGTAAGGGTCGGGGCATCAAAGCGAGCGACATTTACACAGCGGCACTCTGTCAAGACTGCCACCATTCGCTAGATCAAGGAAATCACCTATCCAAAGAGGAAAGAAAGCGGATGTGGATTGAGGCCCACAAGAAAACGGTTTTCACGATGACGATGCTAGACCTATGGCCTAGAGACATTGGAATACCGTTAGAATATGATTAACCGATGCTGGTGGTCTTCCTCCCACAAGTGAACAGTCTGAGGCCGGGGCTTCGGCCCCTCTTTTTTAAAGGGTTTGTATGACCGGACTTTTAGCCCCCGCTGCTGAAATCAGCATTGAGATCAAACAAAGTAAGGCAATGGACGAAGAAGGCGATTCTTGTCCCGTTGCTACTCAAGATGTTGAAGCGAACTTAAAGTGTCGCCAAAAGGCCATCGACAAAGCGATGTATGGCCCGATGAACCCCAACGAACCGAATAACGACTATTGGCGCAAGCTGGCAAGCGGTTGGCGTTTGTCTGCCGATCAAGCAAAGAAATCGCGCTGCGGTAACTGTGCGGCATTTATTCAAACCTCTAAGATGCTGGACTGTATTGATAAGGGTCTCGGTGAAGACACAGACGCATGGGATGTGATCGAGGCCGGAGATTTGGGCTATTGTGAGGTTTGGGACTTCAAATGTGCATCAAAGCGCACTTGCTCGGCTTGGATTGTTGGTGGCCCGATTACTGATGAATCGGAAGGTGAAGAATCATGATGAAAATGAAGATGACCCCTGCCGGACAAAAGAAGGTCGGCAAGGTAATGCACGAATACAAGATGGGCGAACTGCACTCCGGCAAGGGTGGAAAGGTCGTGAAAAACCCCAAACAAGCCATTGCGATCAGTCTGAGTGAGGCTGCAAAGGTAATGCGTAAGCGCATGAAATGATTAAGCGCGGCAAAGAGACCTTCTCGGGGTATAACGCCCCAAAGAAGACCCCATCACACCCTACTAAAAGTCATGCGGTGCTGGCAAAGAGTGGGGATGATGTGAAGCTGATTCGCTTTGGACAGCAAGGGGTGAAAGGTTCTCCGGATGGCACAAAGAGAAACGAAGCATTCAAGGCCCGACACGCTGAGAACATTGCAAAAGGCAAGATGAGTGCGGCATATTGGGCCAACAAAGTAAAGTGGTGAAATATGGACTACATACGCCCAACCCCGCAGCAAAACCCACTTCTCGGGTTGCTTGCTGAACGCTTAAAACAAGCACAAGGATTCGCTACCAAGCCATTTGGCTATTCAAACCCACCCGCTGAAATGCTGATGAGTCTTTTGGGGATTCCGGCAGTACAGCAGACGATGGAGAGAATGGCCTACGGTGAACCGCTGACTACGGGTCGTGGCATGACCACTCAAGTTAGGCCGGAAGTGGCAGAGGCGGCATTAACTGTGGCTCCATTTGCTCCGCTTGCTGGACGGGCGGCAAAGGGTGTTGCTCGTATGGCTGGACAAGAAATATCGGATGTAATGTCCGGTATGCCATCACGGTCGTTGCTTGGCGACATTACGCCAAAGCCTATGCAATTGATTACATATCATGGAACTCCGCATAGATTCCCGCCAACAGAGAAAAACCTATTAGGTGAATTTGACGCTTCCAAAATAGGAACTGGTGAAGGCGCACAGTCTTTTGGATATGGCATTTATGTTGCTGAAAATCCATTGGTAGCAAAAGATTATCAGCTAATGGAGAGAAATTGGTTTGATACGAGCAAAGCAAAATACAAAGGCAAGACCATAGATAGCTGGTATGAACAAGCCCAAAAAGATCAAGAGAGGGCATTTAGGACAAAGGACAGTGCATTAGAAAAGGACGCTAATGCAAGACTGGCCTATTGGGAAAACATCATGACCCATAGTCATCCGCAAACTGTCCTAAAGCAATTCACAGACCCCGAGTTTGGATGGGATGAGGCCACTAAATATGCAAAGTCAATTGACCTAAACAAGTTTGTAGGCATTCCGGAAACCGGCACTTTGTACAAAGTTGATCTGCCAGATGACAAGATCGCAAAGATGCTTGATTGGGACAAACCAATGGCAGAGCAAAAAGGTGCAATTGAAAAAATGCGTAAGGCACTTGTTGGCCCAGATTCACCATTAAGTCGTGCAGAACAATTTGAAATAAATGATTGGCTTAGTGACAAAGTTAGATTGAGGAACTTATCACCTCAATCTATGGTTGATCTAAAAAATCCAAAAATCGTAGAAAAATTGCGTGAAGCGGGGATTCCGGGCATTCGTTATTTAGATGAAGGCTCAAGGGTGTCTGGTAAAGGCACAAGTAATTTTGTGATTTTCCCCGGTGAAGAAAAGAGTTTAAAGATTCTTGAGCGCGATGGGGAGAAAGCACCGTTTCAGTTCCCCCAACAAGCGGCACTAGACACAGCACAAAAGAACGCAGCACTGCCAATCAGTGAGGGTGGGTTAGGACTGCCACCCAACAATACGCCTATGGACAGAGCAAAGGCTATGGGGTTTGAGACTGATGTTTATCATGCCACTGACGTACCACAAGACTTTTCTACATTTACACCATCGATAAAGGGAAAGATGGGAAGCGGTGTATATACAAGTTTTGAACCGGCTTATGCTGAACGCTATGCTGGTGGCGAAAAGGCAAGAACAATGCCATTGATGAGCAGAGGTGAGATGGCAAATGTGGATACACGAACAGAGGTATCCGATCTTGTCCGACAACAGTTATCCAACGAAAACCCAAATTTCAACATTCAAGAATGGAAACGATTATCAAATCAAGAATTGGCTAACAGAGGTTATTCCGGTCTTGATGTAGATAAGGAAAGACTCGTTTTCAATCCGAGTGACTTACGTTCAAGATTTGCAGCATTTGACCCAATGCGCCGGAACGAATCCGACATTCTTGCCGGACTGCTACCCGCAAGCCTATTGGCAGACCCCGAAACACGCCGAAAGCTAGATGAGGAATTGAGTCTGTTATATACTAAGTAATACCAACAGACCTAAAGGAATTGGTAATGCAAAAGAAGACAATACTAACTATAGTAGCCAAAGATAGCAAAGGTGCTATATGAGTGGCGTAAGACACGGCGGCAGGGCCGCAGGAACGCCAAATAAGGCCACATCTGAGGCAAGACAAGCCATAGCTACCTTTGTAGATGGAAACGCTTGGAGGCTCTCTATTTGGCTCGACAAGGTAGCAGAGGGCGACCCCGTTCACGACATTAAGCCAAACCCCGCAAAGGCATTTGAGTTATTCCAAAGTGTCGTGGAGTATCACATTCCAAAGCTGGCAAGGACAGAACACGCCGGAGACTCAGAGAATCCCATTGAAATGAAAGTTACATGGGCGCAACCGAACAATCCATCGTAATCCCCTACTCCCCAAGACGGGAGCAAATGCAGATTCACACTCTGCTGGACGCTAACAGATTCGGGGTGGTGGTGGCTCATCGAAGGATGGGAAAGACGGTCAGCGCGATCAACCATCTGATTAAGGATGCTGTAACCAATCAGAAAGAAAACCCCCGCTACGCCTACATTGCCCCAACATACGGGCAAGCCAAAAGGGTAGCATGGGACTACCTCACAAAGTACGCAAGACCGTTGGGCGGTACAGAGAACATATCCGAGTTACGGGTAGACTTTTGGAACCGTAGGATTCAGCTATATGGGTCAGATAACCCCGATTCACTGCGCGGACAGTATTTCGATGGGGTGATTCTTGATGAGATAGGCGACCAAAACCCAAAGATTTGGACTGACATTATTCGTCCGGCATTGGCTGACAGACTCGGGTGGTGCTTGTTTATCGGCACTCCAAAGGGCCACAATCACTTCAAAGACCTCAGAGATCGGGCAGAAACTGAGGACGGTTGGGGGCTGCTGGAGTTCAAAGCCTCACAAACGCAAGTCTTGAACGAAACCGAACTCAAGGCTGCTCGTATTGAAATGGGGGACGATAAGTACCTTCAAGAGTTTGAATGCTCGTTTACCGCTGCAGTGGAAGGCTCGTACTACGGTCAACTGCTCAACGATTTGGACGAACAGAACCATATTCAGACGATTCCCCGTGATGACCTCTGTAAAACAGTGTGTGCATGGGACTTAGGAATGGGAGATTCAACCGCGATTTGGGTGGCTCAGATAGCTGGCTCAGAAATTCGGCTAATGGACTTTCATGAGAATAACGGGGTTGGACTTGACAATTATGTAAATTGGTTAAGGCATAATGGGTGGGACAAAGCCGAGCAAATCCTACCTCACGATGTACAAGTGCGGGAACTCGGGACGGGAAAAAGCCGACTAGAGGTTTTAACCGATGCTGGATTAAACATTCGGGTTGCCCCACGCATGGGGGTCGATGATGGCATCCAAGCGGTGCGAAGGCTGCTCCCACGATGCTGGTTCAATGTGCCAACAGTCAAACAAGGACTAGACGCACTCAGAAACTACCGAAGGGATTACGATGAAAAGCGCAAAATCTTCTATGAGCGACCACTTCATGATTGGTCTAGCCATGCTTCTGATGCTTTCCGCTATTTGGCAATCGGTCTAAATGAAACTTCGGGCTGGTCAAAGATGCCTACTCAAAATGTGAAATGGATTGTGTGATGGACGAACTTAAACTCAAATCAATCATTGACGCTGAGATTTCCAACTCTCTCGGCTATTTGGAGACTGAGAC